GCGCCGGCCTCCATGAGGTAGAGGGGGCGGTTGGCGATCCGGTGTTGGCGCAGCGCCTCCTTCGACCGATTGTATTCGAGCTGGATGGACTTCAGGTTCTCGACGTCGCTGTCCGGGAAGAGGCGGTCCTCGTCCTCCGTCTCGTTGAAGGTGATCGCGAACCACGGGAAGAACTGCTCGACCATGACGGCCGGCGGGGCGGGCTCGCGCAGGAAGTCGGGATAGCCGTCCGCCACGACATAGGTGAGGCCGGTGGCCTTCTCATAGATCTCCCACAGGCAAGCCAGGCTGTTGTCCGATGAGCCCTTCACCGCCCTGGAAGAGGCGGACATGGGCTTGCCCAGCTCCGGCTTGTAGCCGGTGTAGGACTTGCCCAGGTCCACGCCATAGACCTCCTTCACGCGCTCCGGCGTCAGGATGATCTCCTTGGCGATCCACTCCGCTCCCAGCCAGCCGACCAGCTTCTGGGTTTCGGGCGACGGGATGATCTTGGTGCTCTGGGGGAAGGTGAAGACCAGGCCCTCACGGACGATCATTTCGGGCTCGGACTGGATCCCGGCAATGGCCAGGCGAAGCTCTTCCGCCTCCGCGCTGTTCGGGTCGATCTGGCCGTCCTGAAGATCCGCGCTCAGGCGCCCAATGGTCGCCAGGCGCTCGGCCATATCGTTGATCCGGGTTTCCTGGTCCGGCGACAGGTCCATCTGGCGCTGAAAGCCCACTTCGATGTAGCCAACGCCGGTGATCCGGGCGCGCCGTATCATCTGCTTCATCTGGGTTTTGAAGTCCGGCTCCTGCTCGGCCATGTAGTATTGGGCCATGATCTCGAGGGTGGCGCACAGCTTGTCCAGCATGCGCCGGCGCTCAATGCCGTCCTGGATGTCCTGGAGGATCGCGCTCGACGCCGGGTCGGGCACCATCCCGACCTGGGCCGCCGCCTGAAACTGCATGAAGGCCTGTTCGGCGCTCTCCGGCTTGCCGTCCCAGACCTGGAAGTCCAGCATCCGCCGGCGCTTGGCAATCACCTTCGGGTTCTTCGCGTAGAGCGAGGCCACCGCGTTCTTCACCACGCGCTGCAGGATGTTCACCCGGTAGCGGTCGTCCTTGTCCGTCTGGCCAGGCCACTGTTTGCCGGAGGCCATGGCCATGTTGTCGCGCATGCGCTGGAAGTCCTTGGCCCAATGGGTCTTGGCGCGCTTCACCTGGTCGATCTTCTGCTTGACCAGCTCCGCCCGTCCCATTTCCGGCGGATCTGCGTCTCGGATCATCCCGCTCTTGGCCTCTCCGGGCATGTCCTCGTCCATCACATTCCTTTCAGCATCGCTGCGATCCGGGCCTGTTGGCCGCGGTAGGTGGCGTCGTGCTTGACCCAGGCCATGGATCCAATCCGGGGGCCGGCAGGGGCTTCCTGCTTGGGCGCCCGGCCCTTCAGCATGTCCTCGAGCCCCATCCCCATGTGGGCCAGGGCGTCAACAAAGTCGTCGTGCCGGCCGCCGGGGAACTTCATGAGCTCCTGCTTCGCGGCCTCGGTCCATGGCTCATAGGCCGGGAACATGACCATGCCCATCCCCATCCGGCCGATGATGGATTGCGCCCGGGTCAGCTTGTCCTTGGAGGCCGACTGCTCGACCACGCGGACGAAGACCTTCTCTTCGGCCATGCGCTTGAACAGGAAAGGACCGATGGACTTGGTGATATGGCCGCTCTCCGCCCACCAGGTGATCGGGCGCCACTTCCTCATGAGCGCCAGCATGGCCTCGACCGTGTTGTCGGTCCTCGCCCGGCGCCACCAGGCGTCCAGAAGCCAGATGTTCGACCTTTCATCCACGCCCGCGATCAGGAGGCACGTCTTGTCGTGCTCCTGCTTGATCCCCACCGCATGGTCGGAGGCGGCATAGATCCGCAGTCCGTCCGGGAGCTCGTCCCGCCGGAAGAAGCGGAACATGTCCTCCTTGAAGTGCGTCCCGTCCCTCGGGGTGGGTTCCTGCTGATAGAGCGCGCTGAAGCCGCGGGGGTTCCGCGCCTGGAAGCTCCTGAGGTAGTCGATCCCGAAGCGCTGAGGCCACAGCGCATCCCCCGGCTTGCGGCCCAGGGCGTCATTTTCGCCGGCGATGGCGGGGATGTTGATGATCTTCCAGGTCTTGGCCTCGTCCTCGTTGTAGCAGGGGTTGTTGGGGTCCGTGAGCCGGCCGACCAGGTCGTCCTCATGCCAGCGCGTCATGATGATGATGATGGCGCCGGTGTCGCTCATGAGGCGGGTCGACATGGTGTCGTTGAACCAGTCCCACAGGGCCTGGCGGACAAGGTCGCTCTCCGCTTCGGCGCGGTCCTTCAGGGGGTCGTCGATGATGAGGAAGTCCGCCCCCCGGCCGGTGGCGGAGCCGCCGCGACCGACGAAGACCGCCATGCCCCCGTCCTCGGTGGCCAGGCGGTCGGACGCTTGCGAGCCGGTGGCCAGGACGCAGTCCGGGAACACCGTCTGGTGCGCCGGGCTCCGGATGATCTCCCGAACCTTCCGCCCGAAGTCCTCCGCGAAGGGCTGATTGTAGGTCCCGAACATGATGTGCCGATACGGGTCCCGGCCCAGGAGCCAGGCGGGGAACCTCCGGCTGGTGAGCTCGCTCTTCCCGTGCCGCGGCGGGAAGGTGATGATGAGCCGCAGGATCTTCCCGGCCTCGACCTCTTCCAGGGCCGCCGCCAGGGCCCGGTGGAAGTATTCGTCCTGGTAGCGCGACTTGCTCGCGTCCTCCGGATCCTTCACGTCCGGCATGGTGAACTTGGTGTAGGCGATCAGGCTGTCCTTGGCCTCGCGCGCCTTCAGGAGGCGCACGGCGGCGCGCCTCTGGCGGATCAGGTCCGCCATTTGTGACTGGTCTGGCGCGTGAACGTCGGTCACGGGCGCCCGATGAACTGGTGGAAGGCCGTCCACATGACGCCCAGGGCCGTGCCCAGGCCGGCCGCCCACTTCACGAAGGACACCAGGGTCCCGGCCGCTTGCCAGGCCTTCACCAGGCTCTCGATCGACTGCTCGAGCTTGTCGATCCGGGCGGTCAAGACCTCGATGTCCTTGGCCGCCAGGGCCAGGTCAGTTTCGTCAGCCATGGCGGACTGCTCCGAATAGGGGAATTCGATCCGGTCGGACGAAGCGCCCGACCTCCGCAGACGCCGCGCCATGGGATTGCTTCCTTTCCATCACAGAACCTCGACCACCTTGGTCCCGCTGGTCCCGAACGGATTGGGGCCCAGTGATCCGACCGTGAACCTGGTCACGTCCACCCCGGCATAGTAGCCGGGCGCGCCGATGGCGCCCATGGAGACGCCGTCCAGCTTGATCGAATTGATGAAGCCGGCGGACCTGTTGCCGCGGACTTCGATGTAGGACGTGCCGTTGGCTCCGAAGCCGGAATTGTTGGCCCAGAACAGGCCGACGATCTGGGCGCCGCCATGGAAGCCATTGGTCAATGCGCCGATTTCCGGCGCCAGGAAGCCCGTCTGGGCCCCGTCGGGGCCGACATAGCCGGCGATGTAGACGTTGACTGGCCCGCCGCCGAAGTCCTCGGTGTAGGTCGCGCTGTCCACCGTCATGATCGACGCTGGCTTGCCGGCGGCGGCGGCCATGAGGATCCCGGACATCAGGTCAGCCCCGACCCTCTGATGAACCAGGTGTTGGCCTCGACCTTCTGGAGGGTGGCGGCGCCCCGCGGAGCCAGGGTCCGGTTGCCCGTGTTGGTGGTCCCGGACTGGTAGAGCGTGACCCCGGTGGCCGAAATGGTGATGTTGGCGGAGCCGTTGTTGATGACCTGGATGGCCGCGCCGACCGGGATCGGGATGGCCGCGTCCGTGGGAACCGTGATGGTCTGGGCCGCGCTGTTCTTCGAGTAGACGCACTTGCCCTGATCGTCCAGGGCCAGGGTGTAGCCACTCGATTGGGTGTTGATCGGGATGCCGCGATACCCGATCGAAATGCCGTTCACGGTGCCTTCCGTGAGCGCCGCGCCGGCGCTCGAGAAGGCGCCCACCGAGATCCCATCGGCAATGATGGCCACGGTTGAGCCGGAGAGCTGAAGGGGGAGCCTGGTGGACGTCGATCGGTTGTATGCCGTGACGCCGCCGATACCGGACAGGAACGAAAGCTCAACGCCGGAGCCTGACGCCGGCGCCACGACGCCGGTCGCGCGCAGGAAGTTGGCGTCGGCGTATCCGCTCGAGACGAGCTTCAGGGGCGTTGCCCCGCCGGTGGCGATGAAGGTCAGGTCGTCGGAATTTCCCTCCATCGTCATGTTCCAGGTGAGGCCACCTGTTCCACCGAAGACTGCGTATCCGACCGCCCCCTGGGCCTTGGTGTTCCTGGTCACGCCAATGTAGACCGGGCCGCTGTCGAGCTTGGCCGCGACCTGGACGGAGCCGCCGGCGGTGGCCGTCCCGGCCGCCAGGCCGCCCTGGCCCTTGATCGTGCCGGTCAGGTCCAGGGAGGTGAAGCCGATCTTCGAGGTGGTCACAGCTCCGTTCGCCAGCTTGGCCGGGGTCACGGACCCGTCCGCGATGGTCGCCGTGACGGCGCCGAAGATGGTCACCCACTTGCCGGCGGCCAAGTCCACCGCGAAGGTGCCGGACGTGTGGGGCGTAGCGCAGACATAGGTGGACCCCGCATTGGAGACGACATCCTTGGCCGCGTAGACCGTCGCGGTCGCCCAGGGGCCCTTGACCTCCCATTCGCCGCCCAGGACCGTGAAGACGTCGGCCGAAAGGCTGTCCAGGGTCACGATGGCGTTCCGGATCCCGCCGTCATCGCGCTGGATCAGCGCAATGTTGGCGTTCAGGCCGTCCAGGTTGGTCTTGACCGCGTTCAGCTCGGTGTCGATCTGGACCCCGGGCTGCTGGTCAGACGGGAAGGACGCGGAAAACCCGGCGAAGTCGAACTGGCGGGTGTATGGCGTCGGCTGGGTCATCGCGCGCTCCGGATCGGGGGCAGTCTAAGGTTTATGGGGTCCAAACTCAACATCGCGGGTCAGGTGCCAATGAGCTCGAAGAGGAAGCCGACCTGGCCCTGGGCCTGGGTGACCGATGTGGTGAAGGTGATGCTTCCGGCCGGCAGGAGCGAAGACTGGATGTCGCCCAGCCACTTGGGCCCATAGAGGTTCTGGGACACCCTGGTCGTCCAGTTGGCCGGCGCGCTCCAGCTCCCGGCGCCGGCGGACCCGTGCTCGCTGATAACCGCCAGGAACCGGCTGGAGAGGCCGGAGACGGTCGGGGCCGTGAAGACCAAGGTCGAGGCGTTTGCCGCGGACGCTTGCATCTGGGGGGCCACCACGGACGCCACGCCCCGATAGACCACCCATTCAGCCGGGCCGGTGTTCGATCCGCCGTTGATCGTGAAGGTCGCGCCGACATCCGCGGCGGTGGCCTGGCGGCGGAATGTGGTGGTCCAGGTGCCGGCGTTGTTGAACGTCCGGCTGATCGTCCAGGCCGCCCCGGAGCCGCCGGAAATGCTGGTGGCGACCACGCCGTCCGCCACGGCGAACATCCAGTCCCCAGCGGCCAGGCCGGCCGGCGTGAAGTTGAAGGTGGTCCCGGAGAAGGATCCCGTCCCGCCGGTGACGTAGGTCACGCTCGAGCTGAAGTTGGAGTAGCTGTAGGCCGCCGCCAGGGTGCCGGTCCCGCCGGGGCCCGTGACCACCACGTCCTTGTTCGATCCGGTCCCGGCCGGGGTGACGCAGGTGACGGTCGTGGCGTTGACCACCGTGACGCTGGTGGCGGCCACGCCGCCGATGGTGACGCCGGTGACGCCGGTCATCTGGCCGCCGGTGATGGTCACCGTCGTCCCGCCCGCCAGGGCGCCGGAGGTGGGGGCGATGCTGACAGGGTTCGGCGGCTGGGCCGGCGGGGTCAGCGGGATGGTGACGGCCGCCACGATGGGCGCCAGGACGTTGAAGACGGTCGGCAGGAGCTTGGCGTCCACGGCCGCCTCGCTGGGGTGCAGGCCGTCGGGCGTGTCGGTGTAATTCGGGGTCCCCCAGAGTGGCCGGATGTCGATGAGGCCACAGCCGTTCGCCGCGGCGAATGTCCGGTCGTTCTGGTAGTAGTCCTCCAGGTTCGGCCGCAGGGACAGGTCCGGGCAGGAATTCATGGTCATCATGTAGATGAGCATGTTGGGGTTGCGCGCCCTCAGGGAGCTCACGATCGAGCTGAGGTTGGTCGTCGCCTGGGCGGTGGAAATGCCATTGGCCGTGACCGCGTCGTTGATCGAGAATTCGATCAGGCACACGTCCGGCCGGTGGTTCCGCGGCCGATCGACGTTGGAGACGCCCCAGGCCGACGTCTGGCTCCCGGCGCCGACGTCGTAGCAGATCACCCGGCGCCGCGAGACGCCGTTCAGCTTGTCCTGGAGCTTCTGGACCCAGCCGCCGGACAGGCGTCCGGTCGTCAGCGAGGTCCCGAAGCAGGCAATCCCGATCGGGCGCTCGATCACAGGTATTGCCCCCGGTCGTCAGTCCAGCCGTAGATGCCAAGGGCGATGGTGTCGTTGGTGTTGTCCGAGTGAGTGTAGACCTGGCCATTGCTGTCGCACCAGACGTCGCCGTCGAAAATGCCATAACTGGCATTTTGACTGTTTTCGTCTTTGTAAATCGGCCGACGAATTTGAGCTCTCTTCAAAGTCGAAAGCTGAGGAGCCCCAAGGGCAGGGTCAAAAACCCCTGAAAATGTCACAGCCTGAACAGGTCCAGAGTTTGTGCTTTGCAGAAAAACCCTGAGCTTCAGCGGGATGCCCTTCGGGCAGACCATGGTGCGGAGGTAGGGCCCGGCGCCATTGGCCACGCCGGCGAAGTCGGCCGTGCGGTAGTAGAGCTCGAAATAGTCGCCGTGCTGGGTGAATTTGCGGATGAGGGACGATCCGTCCGTCAGGATCGCGCCGATCCGGCGGAAGGCGCTCCAGCCGGAGGGCATGGTCGGGCTGGTGGCCGACGTGCTCATGAGGACGTCCAGGAGGCCGTCCGACGTCCGCCGGATGAGGAAGACGTGGTAGCCGGTGTTTGCCGCCACAGACCCCGTGTCCAGGGCTCCATTGCCCGTTCCCAGGGCCCAGGCCTGGTCGAGGCGCTTGATGAGGCCGGTGGTGAGCTTCAGGTCCACCGTGTCGGTGCTGTCGCGGGCCTGGCCGACCGCGATCGTGATGTGGGTGTTGGGGTTGGTGGCGTCGTTCGCCAGGGTGAGCCCGGTGATGGCGCCGCGGGCGATGCCCGTTGGGGGCGATCCGAGCGAGCTCGAGGTGGCCCCGTTGTCGTTGGTGACCCGCAGCTCCGTCCCATTGTGGAAGATGTAGGAGTTGGTCGTCAGCCAGGCGACCTTGCCGGCGGCGGCCGTCTGGAAGTCGCCGTTGAATTCCAGCTTCCCGGTGGCGCGGATCCGCATGCGGTAGGTCGCGCCGGCGGACAGGTCGATGTAGTCGCTGGTGCCGTCCGTCCCGGCGATCAAGCGCCCCTTTTCGACATAGCTGACAGGGTCGGAAAGCCTGTAGACGTTGCCCATGAAGCCGCTGTTGGCGGCGTCGATGATCGCGGTGGCTTGGATGGCGGTCGGCCGGATCACGAGGCCGGAAGACTGGTTCTGGATGGCCAGGAACTTGCCGCCGGCGTCCGAGTTGCCCCGGATGAACATGCTGTTGATGGTGGTGGCGACGTAGCCCCAGCCGTTCCCGGATCCCGGGCTCACGATGTCGGCGTCGAAGCCGATGCGCTCACCCAGGGGCAGGGCCACGGCCGCCACCGAGAAGCGCGAGCGCGTGAAGTCCAGGCCCACCCGGGCGGCCACGCCGACCGTGTAGACCCCGTCGATGGGCTTCAGGCCATAGGCCAGGTAGCCGGTGCCGCCGCCGTCCATCTTGCAGAGGTCATGCAGCCAGACCGAATTGCCCCGGGCGGCGGTGTTGTTCTGGCGAACGTAGCTGTTCACCGAGCCGATGATGGCCCCGTCCTTGTTGCTGTCGTGGTAGGAGCACTCCCAGCCGGTGGCGTAGTTGCCGTCCTGGGTGAGGGTGATGTCCCCGCCGATGATGCCCCCGGTGGCGGCATAGAAGGTGTCCTGCTGGGACGCCAGGGTGGGGTAATTCACGATGATCCGGGCGCACCAGGCGTAGGCGTCCCCGCCGCCATTGTGCTCCACGATCTTCAGCTCGTGGGGGTTCATGGTCCGGTAGCCATGGCTCACCGTCGAGCCGGCCGCGTAGCTGTTGGCCAGGGCCGGCGTGAAGGTGATGGTCGAGCCCGAGGCGCCGGTGACCGTCACCAGGTCCCCCGGGACCCCGTCGAACGTGCCGGCGTCCACGAAGCCGATCTGCTTGTTGAGCAGACCCGCCGCCGACCAGTCGTTCACGGTGCCGTTCAGGGTCGCCGTCGTGGCGCCGGCGGAGACGGAAGACGCCAGGATCCCGCTGGTCCCGGACCACCCGCCGAAATTCTCGAAGATCGAGAGCCGCGGGGTCGAGGGGCCCCAGAAATACTTGGGGTAGTTGGGGCCCGTGCCGGTGCCGGAGGGCCAGTAGCGCTCCCAATTCCGCCGGGTCCCGGGCGCCAGGGTCCGGAAATCGTAGTCCGAGAACACCATGTTCTCGTTGGTGCCATACTGGCCGGATCCGGAGGTCGAGCTGACTTCGGTGGCGTAGGCCGAGGCGTTCTGGAGGCTCTTGGGCTTCAGGCCGCCCCCATAGAGGAACTGGCCGGGGCCCAGGTAGCGCTTGGTGAGGGTGTCGCGGGAAACGGTCGTGTAGAACTGGCCCTCCGGGAGCCAGACATAGTCA